CCTTCACTTTCTGTCTGATCCTCGATTCGTCCTTGCTCATCTCTCACCTTATAGCTAATTAGCGTTCCGTTAAAATACCTAACTAATTCTACTACATCTGGTCTTTCTAGCAAATCGATAACTTCTGAGGGTAAAACCTCCCGACATTTTTTTACTAATTTATACATATCTTCTCCTACTTTTGTCAGAGCTCTTGACAAAACTCTGACAAAACTATCAACACCTCTCTAAGCACTACTAATACAATAAATAATTATATATATTTTATTATATTTATACCTATATATATACTTTTGTCATACTTTTTCTTACCTACCCTTTTCTTTTACGATTATGAGGTAAATATGAGGGTTATTTTAAGGGTATCCTGACAAAATGACAAAACGCCTAAAGTGCATTCTTATCACGTTTCCAGCTGTCAGAGACTTCTGACACTCTGACAAAACTATGCCAAATATAGCCAAATTCGACCCAAAAGGGGGTACTTTTGTCAGAAAAGTGTGACAAAACTATTCGGGATCTTTTTCTTCTGTTAAGAACTCTGGGGTAAAAACGATTTCTTTTTCTAGGCCAAACTCTGCGTTGAGGATGTCGTCTATTTTTCTAACGCCTTCTTCGACCGATTTCGCGTAATTGAGAGTTTCTGTTACGCCGTAAGTAAAGATAAGTAAGGCGGTAAACTCTGCGTCGGCTCCTCTAGATATGAAATCTTCAAAGAGGGTATCGAGTCTGCGTCGACCTTCTTCGATGGTGGGTGGGCCTTTATCCATTTTTACTATCTTCATTCAAATAGTGTAGCTTATAAATCTTCGTATGGGTATAACCAAATGGGTGTGTTTTCTCCAACGTAAGCGCCAGAGACGTTAAATTCAAAATATTCTATGGCTTCTATCTCGCTCATGTCGTGATCTTTGATAAGAATATCAATGCACTTATTGGCGTCGTAGATTAATCTTTGGCCGCTGGTTGCGATATCGTCAGCCATACCAATAATGGCCTCGTCAAATCCGTCTGCTTTTAACATATGATCTCCAATAAAAGGTGAGGTGTGTATCGTTGCAAGACTACACCTCAAAGTCCCTGGAGGCGAGGATGAATAAACCCCGCCGCAACTGCACTTCTATTGTTTATACAAGCCGAATGATTGCCTGTTCGCGATTAGCGAGGGGGTTCTTGAGAATGAATATACCCATCCCAATAGTCCTCTAATAAACTTGGCGTGTATAAAATATTAAGCTTTCGCATCTCCTTTGCAAACTTTTCAAAAGAATCGCAAGAAGCTGAAACACATTCAGCGTCCTCTTGCATCCCTATTAAGAAATCTCCAATTCTACTCATACCTTCTCCTATATCTTTTTGATGTAGTTACTACTACTAATTATTTCTGCAAACGCCACGCCGATAACTTTGTGGAGTTTACCCTCTAACAAGAAAGCCTGTCTTTCAAACTCCTCTTGTTCCTTTGCTGTCATCTGATTCCAATCAACAATGACATCCTCTGGATTCTTGACAACTTGATTGACCCAAGCAATAACCACGTCAGACAATTCATGTTTGACTTTGGTTCTGACTGTGACTTTTTTGCCTTGATACTCAACCATGCTAGTGCGTCTTAACTTTTCTCTTTTCGACCTCGGCCAAATTATTAACCATGTCGATCAAGCGATCCTTGTCAGATTCTATCTGTTGCAAGGTTGCGTCTGGGTTAGAAATCTCAAGGCCAGCTGATTGCAAATAAACTTTAATGATCTGGCATACCAGTTGTTGTAAGTAATCTCTGGTGTGGTCCACGTAATCTGACATCTTTTTATCTATCGTCATTTATGTTCTCCAAAATAAATATACCCTTAGTATATCAAAAGGTGTTTACAAAGCAACTGAAATTTTATACTATTAATAAAACAATTAATCGAGGAGAAGATTATGCCAATGACAGAAATAGATTTTATAAGGGAGGGGATGAAAGCTTTACAGCCAGGATTGCCATCTCCCAAGCATACTGCGGATGTAGAAGATGACATGCAATCAACTGAAAGGTTGAGCAAGTTTGTTGAATACATTCGTCAACATCACCCAGCTTTATTTGAGCATGCTTATAAAGAGGCGTCTAAATAATGCTTGAATTTCTTTTTTGGGTTTTGGGAATAATGGCCGCCTGCTTTGTGGGTGCCTTGCTTTATCTTATTTGGGTAATGAATAAACATTTATGAAAGAATTAAAGAAAGAGCGAGAAGTTTTGGTGGGAGCTACATTCTATGTAGACAAGGTAGATCCAAACGCTGAAGGCCTACCAGATTTATTGAGAGATAAGTTCGAGCAAGAGGTAGATAGAAACAAAATATTTTTTAGCATTTGCATTCCAGGGGATAACAATCAAATAGATTTAGAAAAACTAGCAGAAGAAAACAACGATTTAAGACATCAAGTTAAATTTTGGCAAGATTTATATTTAAAGGCTATTGACCCAAAGTGAGAAAATGTCCTATATGCAAGGAAACAAAAGAATTGAACTCAGCAAACTTTCCCAATAGAAAACTAAAGAAAGCTCCGCCTTTTCGGTGGGAGTGTAAATCTTGTTACAACGAAAATAAAAGAAACAAACCGTCTTATTGGGCACATAAGAAGTTGTCTGGAGCAAGGCGCAGAACTTTAGACAGAGGTTGGCCACCCTGTACCCTTAAAGCCCAAGACATTTGGGATGTATGGCCAGAAGATTTTAAGTGTCCAGTTCTTGGTATTGAGCTTGTGCATGGATATGAAAATAGATACAACTCTCCAACCTTAGAACGAATAGATAACAATAAAGGTTATGTTATGGGGAACATTCTTATTGTTTCTCATCGGGCCAACTGTATTAAAAACGACGGCACTTGGCAGGAGATAATGGCAGTTGCAGAATTTTATAAACAACTAGAGGAAAAAGACAATGGCAAAGACTTGGATTAAAGAAAAAATACAAAGTGTTAAAAAGAAAACATCTATTGGCGACTCAAGGCTTAGCCGAGGCGCTGGAACTAACAAACGCAAAACGCGTAAAAAATATAGAGGTCAAGGCAAATGAGTACGATACCAAAACCAAGTGCAAGAAAAATATTAGATCAATTGCATGAAGATGATTCCTCGATGATTTGGTATTTATTGTTATCTGCATATGCAATAAAAACGGGAGATATACCTAAAGCATATAAAACCACGCCAAGAGGTTATACATTTAATGCCTATGATTTTGACATAGATCATTTAAACCAAAAAGATATAAGAAATCTTTTGAGGAGGATAGACAAATGAGAGGTGTAAATTATCCATGTGGCTGGTTTGACGTTGAACAATTACCAGGGGGATCAAGAGAAAATGACTCAGTATAAAAAAAGTGTAGAGAAGCAAAGAAAGAAACTTCAAGCTGAAGAAGATGATAAAAAAATAGTTTGGTATGAATATCAAAAAGGCGCTGGAGAACATTTTAGAAAATTAAAATATGCAAGCGGTAAAGAAACTAAAACTAATTTTGCAAATAAAGATGAAGAATAAAAAGGCTAAAACAATTAACAGGCTTGATCGAATTATGAAGTCTGGCAAGTTATCTAAAGTTGTAAAGAAAGTTTTTCCTAAAAAGAAAAAGAAGTAAATGCCGTTAAGAGACTATCAACAAGAAGCTCTAGATGCTTTAGAAAACTATATTGCTATAGAAGACGGCAATCCTTTGGTTGTTATGCCAACAGGCTCTGGTAAGTCTCATGTGATTGCAGACTTTGTGCTGCATATGAATGAACAAAAAAAACAAAAAACTTTAATTGTTTCGCATGTTAAAGAAATACTTTTTCAAAATTATGAAAAGCTACAAGACGCTTGGCCTTATGGAGATATAGGTTTATATGGCAACAGTTTAGGAAGCAGAGATACAGATAACGATATTATCTATGCTCAGCTTCAATCAGTTTGGAACAAGGTAGATCAACTCCCCCTGTTTGACCTGCTCGCTATTGATGAAGCGCATCTTGTTCCAAAAGACGGCGAGGGAATGTACCGCTCCCTCGTTGTCGCCCTTAAAGAACGCAATCCAAACTTACGCGTGGTTGGCTTTACTGCTACCCCCTACAGACTTAACTCTGGAATGTTGACTGAAGGTGAGGGATCTATCTTTGATGATGTGGCAATAGATTTTGGTAGCGGTGATAATTTTATTCGGTTGATTGATGACGGCTACTTATCACCTCTAGTAACTAAGTGTATGGATACTGAATACGAGTTAGAAGATATAGGTTTGAGAGGTGGAGAATTTATTCAAACAGACTTGCAGGCTAAGATGAACGATAGCGGCCGAACCAACAAAGCCATGCAAGAAGTTTTAATTAAAGGCGCAAATAGAAAACAATGGCTAATATTTTGTGCTGGTATCAATCATGCAGAAATGGTCAGCGGTATTTTAAATGCCAACAATATAGCCTCTCGCGTGGTAACGGGAGATACCAATCAGCTACAAAGAGATAAATTAATAGCTGATTATAAAAAAGGAGAAATTAGAGCTTTGGTTAATTGCGATGTTTTAACAACAGGTTTTGATGCGCCAAATACAGATTTAATTATAATGCTAAGGCCTACACATTCACCAGGCTTATATGTGCAAATGATGGGTAGAGGCATGCGTATAGCAGAAGGCAAGAAAGATTGTTTAATTCTAGACTTTGCCAAGAATATTGAACGTCATGGGCCAATCAATCAAATAGCGCCCAACCAAAAAGGTAAGCGCAAAAAGACGGGGGAAGCTCTGGTCAAGAGCTGTCCAGAGTGTAAGTCATATGTACCCAAAGCTGTAACCACCTGCCCAGATTGTGGCTATGTCTATCCTATGCGTAAGCTAGAGTTAGAGCTGGTCGCATCTAAGTTAGATATTATTTCTAAGACAGCTAAGAAAGAACGCTACGATACTAAGGTTATCAATATGTGGTTTGGTAATCATCAGAAACAAGGCAAGCCGTTGCCTGTACTTAAAGTCAGCTACAAGACGCCCAATAAGATTATTAGTGAGTACATCTGCTTTGAGCATTCGGGTTATGCAAGAGAGAAAGCTGTGACTTGGTGGAACAAAATGGTAAGTGGCGACAGCTTACGCAGATCTCCGCCCTCTACAGTAGACGAAGCTTTGTTTAGACAAACAGAAGTCAACAAACCAGATTTAATTAAAGTCGATTATTCGGGCAAGTTCCCCAATATCGTCAATCATATTAGAAATGCTAAGTAAATCAATTGTTATCACATACAACCTTGCAATTTCAAATGACATTGACTGGAAAATTTTTAGAGAATGTTCTTTTAAAATTATGGGTGGCGAAGAAATAGAAGGCATGACATACGAAGAATACAAATTAAAAAAACCTTGGCCTATAAAGAAAAATGCAGATAGGTAAACCAACACGCTGTTATCCATTTAGGAAAGAGACGGGAGATTTTATGTTTATACCTTATGACTATACAGAGGCAGAATTAAAATATGTTGGTGGTGGTAGAGATACCTTAGAACAAATAGAAGATTTTTGGGATTCGATAGGAAACCCTATGTATAACAAGCGACTGTCTTTTGAAGACAACATGCTAAACTTATACAACAAGTTGCGGTATTGGCCTCATCCAATGCTTAATGATAGTGTCGTGCAAACGATGATTTTGGAGTATGAATATGATAATAGAAGAACTAAAAGAGTTTGAGTCTGAGCAAAAGGGCGACACCCTGGTGTTCTCAGATATACCTAACCCTGTTTACCATGCAGGTGTTGGAATTAGTAGCAGTAAAATTAGAGCCTTTGGTAAATCGCAACTGCATGCGGTTGAAAGAATACAAGAAACAACGCCTGCTATGAACTTTGGTACAGCGGCCCACGCTTTGCTAGTAGAAGGTGAGGAAGAGTTTAATAATACTGTTGCAGTAGTAATGGGGTCTCCCTATACCAATGCCAACAAAGATCTGAAGAGAGAGTATGAAGAGCGCGGCCTGACAGTTATCAAAGAAACAGAGATGAAAGCAATTAAAGGTATGAAAGAACATATGATTGATGAAGGCAATATCTACCTTAACGCTGAAGGCAAAGTAGCAGAGGCTAGTTTCTATTGGTATGAAGGCGATGTTCTTTGTAAATGCAGACCAGATGTTATCTGTCCGCCAGTCCAAAGCCCGTACCCAGATAATGCTATATGTGTAGTGGACTATAAAACAACCCAATCATGTGATCCAAAAGAGTTTGCTTATTCAGTTAAAAAATACGGTTATGATATGCAAGCTGCTTGGTATCGCAGGGGTATGGAGAAAGCTGGTTTTAAGTTAGATGAGTTTGTTTTTGTGGCGCAAGAAAAAGTCTACCCATACGCATCTAAAGTATTTATTATCTCAGAAGAGCAGATGAATCTTGGTTGGGAAAAGATGGAAGGCTTCTTGGAGCTTTACAAAAATCACTCAGAAGGCGGCCATCTATCTGTTTATAACTCGCCGAATATTGTTACTTTAACTTTGTAAAAATGTACGACAAAAGAACTTCTATTGATTATAAGTTTAGAGAAGATATATCTCTTGCTGAGTTAAAAGATTATATAGACAGCACCTACGATCAGCACTATGCCAAGGGCAAGTACCAGGCGACGGATATGATTGTAGATGCTGGTTTTGGCGAAGGTTTTTGTATTGGCAATATAATGAAATATGCCATGCGCTATGGCAAAAAAGACGACAAGAAAAAGGAGCTTCTTAAAATCATTCACTATGCAATGATTGCTCTGTACGTCAACGATTAATAAAAATTATGCTAGGATTATAGGTATGTTATTTCCTAGCATCCCTCAATATCTGTGCGTCTATGAGATAGACAGCAACCTTCATATGGTTGTATTGCAGGCCAGAAACTCTGATACCGCAGAGCTATTTGCTTTGTTGCGTTCTATGGAAGAAAGCTCTGATTATACGTTTGGAAAAATTTTAGACGTTAGTGAGATAGATCCCGCCCATCATATCAGTCTAACCATTCATTAGAGTGCTAGGTAGGTATATTCGTATCTAAATGGGGGGAGATAATACCCTTTGGGCGCCCTAGCAACACCCTATAATTACAAGCTCGGTTTAGCTGGAGCTTTGGCTTCAGAAGTTCCTTCTGTTACCCAAGCTGGAGTGTCGTCTGCTTGTTTAGGCGACATCTTTTCCAACGGCTTGAAACCCTTGATATTGTTTTTATCATCGGGATAATCTGGATTTTTACTTTTCTCAATGCCAAAAGTACAAATCACTTTGTTGCCAACCAACTCTCCAGCATTTGCTGGTGGGTTGTCTTTTCTACCTAACGCTTTGACTAAGCCAGAAAATTTCCTAGAGGCTATTTCTCTAACCATTTCTTGCTTTTCAGCATCGCTATGTTTGTACCATAGATTTAGATTATCTCTTGCAATCCAACCTTTGTACTTTTCACCACATACTTTAACTTCTAACCTAAGATAATCATTGCCATTGCTTGAAGTAGTCTTCTCGCATGTGCTTATCTCTGTTAGGTAGTCCCCTTCTGGAATAGTGGATTCACCACTACCACCAGATTCAAAATCAAACTTGACGTCTGCAAAATCGCTCATTATTTTTCTCCTTTTGAAAATCCAAGTTTATTAATAATATATGTCAAGTTAGGCTCTTCAAAAGAATCTAGCTTGCCACTCCTATCCTTAGCAATATAGTTATCACCAAGAACTGTTTGCAACCAACGATTGGTTACTTTTTTTCCTTCATCATTTTCTTCGGTGAAAGTCCTAAGACATAACACCTCATCAAAGAAGTAAGGAATTTGGGTAGGTAGTTTAGCACCAACCATCATGGGTTGATAATGAAACATACCTGTTGATTCGTCACGTAATTTATCTTCTTTAGCAACAAAAATAACGTGCATTTTAAGATCTCTAAATCTTCGCATCGTTCTTGTCATTACTGTAATTACTTCGCCATAAGCCTGCCGAGGATCTTTGGACCTTGCCTTTTCTTGTGCTAGTAAAAGCTCAGACATCTCAGTTACGCTATCTAAACAAATAGTGTCGTAATCAAGTTTGCCATTTTCTAGCATCTCAGCAATCTCTTCAATCTCTGAGGCTTCTTTAACTTCAATAGCAGTAACATTGGCTGCATCTTTAATAGACAGTAAACCAGCTTCCATACTAATGATTAAAGTTTTTCCAGGTGAGGTTGCAAGCGAGGTTGTTTTACCAGCTCCAGCTGCGCCATACATTAAAATCTTAGCACCTTGATTTTCAACCAAGTCACTAGGACTTTTAATTCTACTTAAAATATCAGACATTTAATCTTCTCCGTTTTATTTAAAAATACTATTTTAATTTATTTTAATATGAATTACAATGTGTGAACATTAAATATTTAACGGAATGTAAAATGAGAGAAGTAGACCAAAATCAATGGAGAGTGAATTATCTCTGGAGGTTGAAAAACCTAACCAATGAAGAGCTTAAATCATTTAAAACCAAAAATCTAGAACCTGAACATAAGGAGAGGGAAGTGCAAAGAATAACTTTAAAGAAGTATATAGAATTTATTGGAACAGAACCTGCGGCAGAATTATTTGACTGCTCAGCAGCATCAACCAAAGCTTGGAGGTATGGTTTAAGACAGCCTTCAATTAAACAAGCTAAAAAAATTATTAAAGCATCTGGCGGTAAGCTAGACTTCGAGTCTATCTTTGGTCCTATTGAAGAAAGTAGTGAAAGTTAAGAGTGTTCAATTTACAAGTAACAGCGCAAGACTCTGCGTTGGACTTAGCTCTGGCTTATGCAGAATACGGCATAAGCGTAGTACCACTACATAGACACAATAAAGTTCCGCCCAAAGAATTAGGGGGGTGGCAAAAGTTTCAAGAGCGACAGCCGACGACGGAAGAAATAGAGAAATGGTTTAAAGGGCGAGATGATTTAGTCGTCGCTTTGGTCTGTGGCAAGTTTATTGTTATAGATGCAGATACGCCTGAAGCGGTAAATTGGTGTGAGGCCAACTTACCAGTAACACCTTTTAAAGTAGCAACAGGCAAAGGTGTCCACTATTATTATAATAATCCAGAAAACTTTACTACTTGGGTGGCTAAGCGAACTGAGGGCTATGACCCAGCTAAGCTAATTGATATTAGAGGTGTCGGGGGTTTGATTGTTGCTCCGCATAATATTCATGCAACAGGTGCTATCTATACCCCTACAAGAATTGAAGATTGGGATCTAAACGATATTGATGACTTACCAAACCTAACTCAAGAGTTATGGGTAAAAATAACTGGAGTTGAAAAGGTTAACGGCAAACCAATAGCTGCGCCTTTATCTATTGATGGTATATCAGAAGGTGGTAGAAATGACCAAGCCGCTAGATTAGCTGGCTATTTAATAGCTAAAGGTTTAAATACAGAGTTTACAGAGTTTTTTGTTCAGTCTTGGAATGAGCAAAATACCCCACCTTTATCAGCAAGTGAAATATCTACAACAGTTAATTCAATACAAAAAACTCATGACAGAAAAAACCAACAAGCTCCAGCTTATATATCAACAACCAAGAATGTAAATGAGCCTGTCAATCTTTTCTCTCCTCCAGGAGTATTAAAAGATATTTACGAATACTCTGAACAGATAGCGCATATATCTCAACCAGCTATCAGCATGCAAGCAGCTTTGTCTTTGGGTTCAGTAGCCTTGGGTAGAATGTATAGAACCAATATGAATAACTTTGCGTCTTTGTTTTTTATGTGTATTGCTAAGTCTGGCCAAGGTAAAGAAAATGTTAAAACAGTCGTTGAAACTATTTTGGATCATGCAGAGTACAGCGATTTAATGGCAGGAGACGGCTATACATCAAGTGGCGCTATTTACAGTTTACTTAGATATAAACCAACTCACATAACTGTAATGGATGAGTTTGGTAAAAGATTGGAAAGTATATCTAAGTCATCTAACTCTAACAAAGAAGATGCGTTACAAATACTTATGGAGACTTGGGGAAGATGTCATGGTGTTCTAAGACCAGATAACTATTCAATGATGACGCTGACCAATAAACAACAAAAAGAAGTATTAGATAGATCAACGATTAAACCTGCAATTACTTTGGTCGGTATGAGCGTGCCTAAAAACTTTTATGGAGCGTTATCAACAGGTCGTATTGTTGACGGATTCCTTAATAGGTTTATTGTTGTTGAATCGCATGTACCAAGAACTGTTGGCAAGATGGTGGCTTTTGTTGAGCCGCCTCAATCAACCTACGATTGGGTTTCTCATGTTAGACAGGTTGACAATGAAATGGAGCAAATATCTAGAGACAACGCTGAAATGGATTTTAAGCAAAGGGTTGTAAAGTTTGACGATGATTCTAATGCTTTGTTAGATAGTTTAGCCTACAGGCTTGTTGAGCAACAGAATGCTTTGGAGAAAGAAGGCTTAGAAGTTTTGCTGTCTAGAACTAGAGAGAAAGCAATGCGTTTAGCTTTAATCGGGGCTTTGGCGGATGATAGAAGAACTAAAGTTATTAAAGGAGATATAACTCAATGGGCAATAGATTATGTTTATTACTACGATCAACTGCTAATAGAAAACTGTAAAGATAAAGTTGCAGGTTCTGAAATGGAGGGACGTATTAAACAAATACTTAGCTTTATTAGATCGCAAGGGGAGTGGGGTATAAGTAAGCGTGATATTGATAGACGTGAAATATTCAGATCAATGAAGTCATACGAAGTAAAAGAAATTATAGAAAGACTGAAAAACTCAGGGGAGATACAAGAAAAAGATTTAAGAGCAAAAGGAACTGGACGACCAACCAAACGTATTGTTGCGATTGATCCAGAATTTTTTAATGAAGATTGATAGACTGGCTCTAAGAGAAAGTCTTAGCGATGTGGCTGTTGGCGTTGTAATAGCTTTGCCCTTATCTTTTTTTGTTCTTAACATGTGCAATTATTTTAATGTTAGCTTGTTAACCACATCTATTATTCAAACAACAGTATTCACACTCGTTGCAATTATTCGCAAGTATTGTGTTCGTATTGTATTTAAAAAGGGAGAGATCAATGGATAAGCCAAAACCAAAAATGGAAAACATCAATGACCAAAAACGCGAAGAACGCGTGGCTGGTTTTATAGAAGGCCTTTGGAATGTTAGATGTCATAAACTACCAGTTAGTTATGGTTTGGATTACTGGTGTGAATCAAAAGAAGTTTCTTTTTGGCTAGAAGTAAAATGCAGAACTTTTGGTATTGAAAAGTATGACACTTTATTACTTTCGGCTAGTAAATTAAGAATGGGCTCAGCCTTGTCTTTGGCAACCAACCAGCCGTTTGTAATTGTGTATGCAATGACAGACAGCGTTTACAGTCATACCTGGAAAAGGGATCACATATACGATGTAAGATTTGGTACAATTGCAGAACCTATTTATGAAGAAGATTCAGAACCTTACATTCATTTCAGCAAAGATGAGCTAGAGTGTTTGTCTCCTCATCCATTAGGTTTTGACAGAGAGGAAATGGGATTAGTAAAAAATTATAAAAAGGAAAAGTAATGGAAGACCCAACAGAAAAACTTTATGACTATAAAGGTTGGTTTTGGGATCATGTAAACAAAAGAATGTATCGCTGGCATGAGCTAGAGCTACTAATGAAAGAAAGAACTTTAAAGGAGAAGAACAATGCCGATCAACTCAAGAACCAAGGGAGCGACGTTTGAAAGAGACGTTGCTAAAATATTAAACGAGTTTTTTGAGTCTGAAGGTATTGACTATGTTTGTAAGCGTAACCTAGACCAATATCAATCCAAAGATCTTTGCGATATAAATATTCCTCATCACGCTGTAGAGTGCAAGTTTTACAAAGAAGGAGATTGGTATCAACAAGGGTGGTGGGATCAAGTGTGCAAAGCGACAGATGGCCGTATTCCTGTTTTAATTTTTAAATACAATCGTAAACCTATTCGGGTGTGCGTACCTTTGTATGCAATCAATCCTGAGTGGGAAGAAGATAACGATAAGGTAACGGTTATGCCAATCAAAGAATGGCTGGAAGTGTTAAGAAATAACTGGGATCTTTATTTAATTAAAGGTTAGGCTAAGCCTCTTAGTCTTTGAGCGATATCCACATTTGCTGGAGAGCCACCTAATAAACTTGGGCTAACGATACCTTGAGATTGAGGAGGGGTAACAGCTGTAACAGTTGGCAAATCTTGCAACGTAGGTGTTTGTAATTTTTTAGCCTCTGACTGTATGCCGCCTTTTAAAGTTTCTAGTATACCTTTGACCTCTTGGCCTTCTTCACTTTGCTGAAGCTTCTCGACTTCTCTACTGAGAGCGTCTGCTCCTTCTGCTGTCTCAACACTTAAACCTCTAATGCCGCCAAACTTAATGGTATTAGCAACAAATTTTACAACTTCTGCAATAGAACTTTTGTCTGTTTTAGCAAGCATTCCAGTAATTCTCGGGTTTGAAAATATTGTTTTGTAAAGACCCATCATCGCAACTGTTGGCCAGAGAGCCACGTTAAATACGTTCAACGCAAGAGCTCCAGCTACCAAGCTACCAGCCCCACCTGTTATTTCATCGCTTACAGTTACTCTTAATTGCCTTGCGTAACTTTTTAAAGATTGGGTCATCTCTTTACCAAACATCGCTGTCAATGTTTCGTCGTCGTATGAACGCAAAGCTCTTTCTAAATTGCCAGGCTTGAATATATCAGAAAGTTTGTTACTTCCTGTTTGAACTCCGTCTTTTAGTATTTGTTCTAAAGCTTGATCTTGTATGTCAAGAAAAGCTTCATCACTTACCAAGTTTTTAACTCTTATAATATCTTCAGAAGACTTGGGCCTAAAAACTATTTTAGCCACTTCTTCTGGTGATGCAGATTCTAACCTTGTAAATATATTTGCTTTTTGTATTTCTAATGCCTGAGCGCTTGCTTCTGCTTTTTCTTTCAAAGCTTCTGCAAACCTGTTGAAACTAGGCGGATAGTTAAGTCTGCCTGCGTCAGCCATCGCCTCCATCTGAGGTATTCTGCCAGCAAGCTCATCCGCAACTCCTGTTAGTTCTTTAGCAGAAAGATTAGGTCTAAGTTTAGAAAAATCATCCATCAGTTGAAAGAACTGATTTGCTCTCGGTCCCAAAAATTCTGATAACACTTCTTTGTTTTTTAACATCTTGTTAGCAAACTTAACTGGGTTAACAGCGCCTGTTAGTGGATCGTCAATTGAGTTATTTATTTGTTCTTTTATATATCTTCTAAGCAAGCCCTGTTGTAACGCTGCCCTTTTCGCCGACGGAATAGCTTGAATTAAAGCTTTGGCATCCCCAACTTCATTTAGTTTAAAGATTGCGTTATATACGTCATCGGCATCAATCTCTTTATTGCTCATTATTTTTCTAACTTTTGCTTTATCAAAAGGCAAATGATTCTCGTAGTAAAGTTTATTTTCTTTTTTTAAATCTTCTATAATCTTTACAACTTTATTAGAGTCTCCTTTAATCGAGTGTAGGTTGTTTGGAAGATCGTTAATTTTATTATCTAAAGCTTTAAAAGTTTCTTTTACAGCCTGGGTTGCATCTCCTGAAAGTTCTTTAATATCATGCAAGCCCCTAACAACCTTTCTTGTTTCTACCAATTCTTTTAAAGTAAATTCTGGCTTCTCTTCTATAGTTTTTTTTAGTCTTTTTAACTCATCAGGAATATTTTTTTGCCCTATATTTCTAGCTCTGCCAATTATTTCATCTAGCTCTTTACCAATATCACTTAAATCAACAGTATATTCTGGGCTTAGTTTATTTAATCTATCGGCTATTTTTCCGTAAGCTTGTTGATGACCATCTTGTATTGCTTTATACGCTGCTGATATTGTCTCTTGAACATTTTGACCTAATTCTTTTTTTCCTGGTGTACCAGCATTCATTATCGCAGAATTGAAACCAGCTGTTTCATCAGCTAAATCTGTAAGCAATCTATTTAATTCGCTTTGAACACTTTTTTCTGCTTGATCCAACTCTGCTCTTCTAGCTTTAAGCTCAGATATGACTCTTGAGTCTGAGTCTGCAAAATCGGAATATGAGTCTAGCTTAGCTCTTTTGTCTGCAATTTTATTTTTTAATTGATTTAAAGCTGCAATATTATAATTAATAATTCCTTGCTCTCTTTTTGTTTTGCCAAAAATAGTTTCTCCAGCTCCTTGAAATCTTGCCTGAAGTGCTCGGCCTGTAGTTCTTTGGCTAAGTACAGCTCTTGCATCTAACGGTTTTATTTCTCCGCTTTTGATTGCTTTTTTAATATCAGATTCAGTTGCAAGCCTGCCAAGTTTTTCGTCTAATCTATTTACATCATCAATACTAACACCTCTATTTGCAGCCCAGGCATCTCTAATATTTTCTATTGGAGCCTTTCTGCCAAAGAAAGCTCCAACAGCTTTTAAACCTATGTCGCCAACTCCTTGAGCAACGGTACCAACCCCAAATTCAAATTTAAGAAGGTCAGCTAATTCATTTGCATCTTTTTCTTGATAGCCTTGAGCAATATCTAAACTTTCTTCAGCCGCCTTACCACCCGCAGAACCAAGTCCAGCTGCGATAGCATTTGATACCATCGGAGATTTAAAAAAATATTGAATGCCTTTTGCGATTCTTAGTTGAGGACTTAAAGCTGCTATAGCTCCAAAAATTGGCCCAACAGCTCCAGAGAAATCTGCAAAGTCTCCAGCAGTTCCCATTTTATTTTCCTCTATAACAATATTTTTATCAGATATTTTTTCTTTATCTAACAAACCTTTATCGGCAAGAGCTCTTTGCCCTTCTGGAGTAATTGCAAAATCACCTTTGGTTGTTTCAGTAAATCCAGAACTATCAACGTAAGCTCTTAAAACATTTTCTTTTTCTTCTTTTTTCTCCTGCCTGCCAAGAGCTGCTCTTAGTCTTGGTACGTTAATACCCGTTTCGTAATCAAAATATACTTTGTCGAAAAGCGGAGATGCTTCTCTTTTAACCATTTCGGCTCTAATAATTCTTTGCGCTTCTTCAGCAGATTTTGCTCTGACTGGAATGGTTAGATCATCCGTCAGTTTAATATTGTAGGTGTTCATTGATTGAACTCGCCTGTCATATCAATACTAAACTCTTGACCTCTTTCTGATTGGCCTGAGATTGGATCTATTCCCAGCTCTCTTTGAAAAATTTGAAACAATTCTGAGTCTTGTCCTAAAATATTAGGATCATATGGTGCCAAGAATTGAACAGATGATCTAATATTTCTTTGAGCTTCATTTCTTTTTTGAATAATGCTTTTTATATTATCACCCAATCTATTTTTTAATTCAGCGACACTTTGAATTTTTCTCATGCTTAAATTACCAATAATACGATTTGCAATGTCCCTATCAATATTTGATATGGTTCTGCCTGATTCACCTAATATTTCTTTAATATTTCTATTTGCTAATATATCAAGAGCTATTTGAGCTCTTTTAGTATCGCTTAATTGATCTACGTTAGTAACTCTGTTGGCTCCTATAGCAGCCTTAATATCTTCTACGCTAGCTCCAATCTTAGCCCCAAAAGTAGCTAAACTTTCATTTTTATTAGCAAAATCTATAACAGATTGAGCTAGTTCTTGAGCGGCGACAGCGTTGTTATAATCTCTAACACTCTCACTCATTCCTGTTTGAACATCTAATATGGTCTTTCTATCTTTTAACTCAAGTTGACCGCCCTCTAAACTTTTTAATAAAAGTTCTTGATCTAATTTTTCTCTTTCTAAATCTTTCAAGCTTCTTTCTTCAGCAGCCAACGCAGAACCTAAAGCTAAGCCTGAACCAACTTCTCCAGTTTTAGCTATTCCTTTTGATAGATTTGCTACGTAGCTAATAAAATCTGGATTGTTAAATACAGTTCCAACTTGTTCTGGAGTGCTTGCTGATGATACGACAGGAGGCTCCGCATCTGTTTTTTTCTGTTCTTCGGTTTTAGGAGCTGTCTCAGCATCCTCTAAAACTTTTTCTTCAGCTTTAGCTTGGGCTTCGGCATCTTGTATTTCTTCTTCTGTTGCAGCAGTTTCACCCGCAACAATTTCTGTAGTTGTAACTGGAGCGGCTTGTCTTTCAAGCTCTTCTATTCCTTTTGTTATTTCATCTGTGACTTCTGGTTGAGCTTGATCTAATTTTTCTGCGCCTGGTATTTGCAATAATTTTGTTAACGCTAAATCCTCTCTAGATACGGAAAGATCAGGTATGCTTTCTTGGAATCTTTGTTTTAACCTTGCTCCCCCTCCAATTTCGCCTACAAGACCAGCTATTCCTCTAATAGGACCTTCAGCAAGACCAGCTATTCCTCTAACAATATCTTGGGTTGCTGAGCCTATATCTTCTGGACGTCTGAAAGTTCCTCTTCTTTCTTCAAAGGATCTACCGCCACCCATCAATCCTGTAAAAGGCTCATCCATTTGTACAAATCTTTCTAAAGCAGATTGCACATCTGGACTAAATTCAAAATTAGGATTGTTTATAATTGGATATAAAGTCATTCCATCTAATAAACCAGAATTTATTTGCTCTACAAAATTACTTGGTAATTTGTAAACTTCGTTTGTTGATGTGTCTCTAATTGTTAACGGCTCGGAAACTAATCCAGTTGTCTCAGCCTGTTCGCCAGTCATCACATCTGCAAGTCCAGGCAATCCTGGGGTATCAACAGTAGTTGGCTCTGGAACCGTTGATCCAGTTACTAGATCAATCGCTGAGTTTGCTTCTGCTTCAGACATGTTAAAGCTAACGCCTAATCCTCTAACTAGGTTAGGTCTATCTAAAACTCCGCCAGCGCTTGTTATATAGTCTCTAACGCCCTTGGGAACAACGCTAATATCTTCCATTCTAGGAAGCTCTGGGTCTGCTGATGTTTCAAAAGATAAATTTCCAACTGGAGTAGATATGCTTTCAGAAATAATATCTGCTCTTTGCGCTGGAGTAACTACTGGAGAACCTGTAAAAGATTCGCCTAAAGATACTGCTGGATTTAAACTACCGCCTTCTTCTCTGGCTATCTGCTCGATAAGACCAAGATTAGCTGCTGGGTAAACTTCTTGTATTTCTAAAGGACTGTAACCTTGTTGTACGTAGTAACGGACAAGTTCAGAATTAACTGGCTCTGTTTGAATCAGTCTGTCTGAAGGTCCACCTGCTTGAAACATTCTCCTTTGAAGTACATTCATATTATTCCTTTAAGCGTAAACTCCTCTTATGGTTTGAGGAAGACCAAACATTCCTTGCCCAACTTTTGGCAAGTTGGGAAAATTAGGTATTTGCGGTAAATTTGCAATATTAGGTATTTGCGGCAAATTAGAAATGTTAGGTATTTGCGGTAAATTTGCAATATTAGGTATTTGCGAAATTGAAGACATATTATTTACAAAGCTAGGCAATTGAGGCGGCGTTGGCATGCTAATAGGTGCTGGAGCAGGTGCTGGAGCAGGTGGTTGATAACTAGCAAAAATTGGAGCTGGAGCAGGTGCTGGAGCTGGAGCTGGAGCAGGTGCTGGAGCTGGAGCAGGTGCTGGAGCAGGCATATATGCGCCTAACCCTTGTTGTTGAGGGGCTTGATATCCTTGAGCTGCGTTAAAAAACTGCGGCTGTTGAGGTTGTTGGTATTGAGGTTGAGCTTGATAGCCAACATTCATCATTCCTGCGTTTTGTTGTTGAGGTTGTTGAGTTTGAATGTATGTCGGTTGCTGCTGTTGTTTAGGAGCTAAAGAAGCATATGTGCCAAGAGCTGTTGATATAGCACTTGCGTATGGATCTACAGGCTCTGTATATTTTTTTCCAATTTGAGTTTTGCCTGCTACATATTGAGGCGCAAATCCTTGAATAAATTTGGTTGCCTGTAATGGAGCTATTCTTTCTTGTTGTTGTTGAGCATATTCTCTTGCAAGTCTTTGCTCTTCAATGCCTCTTTCTGTTTGTCCAAGTCCTTCTAACAAACCAATATCTGAACCTCTAAGCCTTTGTTGGGTTTCTCCCAATTGACCTAAAGAGCCCCCATATGCTGCTAAGTTAGCACCTATTCCAGCAATACCAGAACCTACACCTGTTATATCTCCAGCCAGCTGTCTTGCTGCGGAAGATCTGCTTTGACCCAGGCCAAGCAAGTCTTGAGCATACTGTCTTTGAGCTGCTGATTGAGTTCCGCCAAAGCCAGCTTCTAGCTGAGCTCCAGACCTTGCGCCAGATCTTAAATTTTCTAATTCTTGTAAAGCTCTTTGTTGAGCTGTATCAAAACCGCCTGATCTAATTTTGCTTAATACGTCGCCTAGACCTCTACCTAAAGATTCTTGTCTTTCTTGCGCTGTTAGCCTAGCTCTTGAACCAAACGCTGATTCGCCACCTCGAGAAATATCGGATGCTCTTTGCTGAATGTCCTGCATTTCCCCAGCTTTTAAAACGTCTTGAATTGTTTGGTTAACAACTTGTTGTTCAAATGGATTGTAGAACTGGCCTGCCATTCTTGGATCGTAACCTCGCAAGGATTGACCAAGAAGTTGTCTTGCTGATGGACCGCCATAACCTAAACTGCCAAAAAGACCGCCTAACCCTGCTCCTAATTGGCTTTCTGCTGATCCAAAATAAGGTTGTTGAGCGCCAAAAGCACTTCTATATCCACCCAAAGCTTCGCCAAGAAGTCTTCGCTGAGCCCCTAAATCAGAAATCCCTTGACCAATTAATTGTTCTTGTCTTTGTAAAAAAGGTTGATAAGATCCTATTCCAGCGCTAGCAATATCTCTTGCTTCTTTTTCAAAACCTGTTAATCCAGCTGTTCTTTGTAAAAGAGCTGGTTGATCTAAGTAAGATTTTTGCGCTGCTTGCGTTGCTTGCGCTATTAAACCTGGAGTATCAGTAGAGCCAAAGTACAGTTCCCTTAAAGCTGGGTCTGAAATGACTTCTGTTCTATCTACGCCACGTAAAACTGGTAACATCGGTTCAGCCATTATATTGCCTCAAAAATATTCATTAACTCGCGCATGTTTTTTACGCCTTCTTCGCGTGAAGCGCTTCCACCTTTAATAAGCTCAATACCAGATTTAGTTTTGTTAACGTCAAATGATCCTGCGCCCCTTGTTGCTTTGGCAGTCATTACGAACTCGCCGTCACTTAACATCGCTGGAATATCATCTGAAGTACCAGTCCCTGGTCCAGCAGATTCACCGCCGTTTCGCATGTCAAGTTCTTCAATCATAACTGCGCCACCTTGAGCAAATTTTAAAGCTTGAGGAGCTGGAGCTAGTCCAAACTCTTCTCTAGTACCACCTGTACCTAAAGCTTTGGATAATTGATATCTGCCTAATTGATCCATCGTTACTGCTGGAGTTTCTGCTAAGCCGCCTGATCTGCTTTTAGCTTGATCGTAAGCTATCTTACCGACTAAAGCTGCAAGCCCACCTGCGCCTAAAGTGTTAAGCTTTCCTTCGTCAGTTGTAAAAGCATCTTTTGCTTTTCCAAAAATTCCGTAAATACCTTTGCCGCCAGCTGGTCCACCAGGATCAAATCCTAGTATGTCATCCATTATTTTGTCTCTAAAAAAATTACCCTGTTGTTGAGGTTGTTGTTGTTGATAACTAGGAGAATAGCCAAAAGTAGGCATAAATCCGCCACCGTAATATTGTTGTTGCTGGGGCATAAATCCGCCTGGCATTTGCGGAGGCATCATACCGCCCTGCATTACTTGGCCCATCATACCTTTAGGAGTAAATAAACTTCCTATTCCAGAAGTAATAGCGTCTTTTCCAAATGATAAAGCGCTCCCTAGTCCGCCGCCAGATCCTGCTGTAATAGCATTTCCAACACCGCCAAAACCTGGGATTTTACCAACAAAACTACCAATACCGCTAGCTACGTTGCCTAGACCAACTTTGCCTAACAAAGATCCACCTACAGCACCTAAAGCCTGACCTACGCCAGGAATAAACATCGCTACAGGAGCAACTTTTTTAACTACTTTTTTAACCTTTTTCCAAACTTTAGATAGAAATCCAAACTCTGGTAAACCTGTTAAAGGGTTTAAATCCATACTACCATTTCCAACTACGAATTGATTAGGATCAATCCCATACTTGGAAATAACTTGTTCGATTGCTTGTTTTAAAAGTGGGTTATCGCGTAAAGCTTGGGCTGGAACGACCATTTCATCTGGCGCTACGTGAGCCAAATAAGTATCTTCGTTTCTGCCTAAAGCTGCAATTCCTTCTAGTTGCTGTCTTTGTCCGTTGTTTAGCATACCTTGTTCCATATGTTATATTATCATTTTACAAGGTTATTGTAATATTTCCGTTTGTTTTCACCGAAACATTACCCAGCAAACCTTGGGCTTCGTATCCTTGAGGGTTGGGTTCATCCATTAAATCAATAAACTCAGTCCCGTTAAATACTTGCAACACTTGAGTTGTCGTATTAAAGATTAGCGTGCCAAGATTAAAATTTAACTTATCACGTTGAGTAGTTGATAATTGCAAAGTATTATCAGGGTCTACTGCTCCTAAGTTTATCTCTAAAATTCTTATAAGTCTATTAAAAGTAGAAGAAGTAACGCCCTCTCCTTGCGCTTGCGGAAGCTGGGTTTGAAGCAGTTTGCTCATCTTCTTCCGTCAGCTCTAATATCTATTCTTGTTGCGCCTAGTCTCCAGCCAATTCCTAAATTTCCATCATTTGTTGCATCATCATCTGATTCAAACCTAAGAACCATTTGTCTTGCTCGGCCTCTAACGTAAGCTTGTTGAGTACTGGCTTGTATAGCGCTGGTAGAGTTGGTTGTTAAAGAATCTCCAGGGAAGTTTCTTGTCTTAACAACAATATTGACTGAGCCGTTTTGATTACTATTTTGAATAAATTTAAAGTCAGGAATAATTCTTCTAATAAAAGTAAATTGCTCTCCATCTCCTATATCAAAATCAGAACTTTCTATAAATACATTTGTCATTGGCTGACCGTCAGCATCAAAGCCATTTTCTTGTTGATACAGATAACCGCCGCTTACAGCTCTAGGATAGTTTTCTATACCAGCATCTAGCCAAGCTGTTCTGCTGAGTTGGCCATACACCCAAGTTTGTTCTGCGTAATTATAAATAACATATCTGTCTATTTCGCTGCTTGAAGCAGAACAATAAAACCAACCCACTTCATTTTTATCAGTAATTGTAAAAGCGTTAATTTTAAAAGATTGCGTAAGATTAATATCATTAAATACATAATTATGAACGCTACAAGGTAAATTTTGTACACTACCGTTATAAGCATAAAAGTTGTTATAGCCCATCCAAAAAACAGATGAAGGGGCTGTTACAGAAGCTTTAGGTCCAACCAATCCTGTACCTTCGTTAATTAAATTAACAGCAAAGGTAAAAGGCGGCCCAACAAACTGCATGCTGTATAAAGCAGTATCAGTCCAAACCAATACCTCTTGTCTTGATTTAGCAGCTCCAATAATCGAAGAGCCAGAAGATAATCTTAACGAGCCAGCAGTATTAGTAATTTTTGGCTCAAAGTCTAAATTGTTTTCCTGATCGCTAAAAGCAATTAACATAGGGTCAACTGTTCCTGTTCTGGCTGAGCCCGCATCATTAATTGGATCAGCGCCTAAAACAATTAAATGTCTGTCAATTTCTGAAGTAATAACTTGTAAACCAACCGTAGGCACTAAATTAGCACCAGCTATTCCAGACATATCAACAGCTCTTGTTCCAACACCGTTGTTCTCGGTCCATTGATAAATGCCGCCACCCCTAACATTCATAATTAAGTTTTCGCCAAAGTTGTCATGAGTCCAAAGTCTTAACTGGTTAGTGACAGACAAAGCAGTAACAGAACCAAAAGTTCCTTGGCCCCATCCATTTACTCCCCACCCAGATCCAGGAACATAAACATCAAGACCTACATTTATTTGGTAAGTTCCAACTGTAGAACCCCCGCCATTACCGCTGTCACTTGCGTTGGCTGTTACAGTAGCTCCGCTAGTATCCTTGGCTTCTATTGTATAAGAATTAGCATTTACAATTGTGGTTATTTGGTATTCTTGATTGAGCACTGTAGCAGTAATATTGCCGCCAAGAGATGCTGCTCCAGAAAAAGTCACAAAATCGTTAGCAACTGCGCCATGAGATGTATCAGCGACAGTAATTGTCGCATCGCCATTGGATGCAGAAAAAGTAACGTCTCCAGCTGAAGTGGTTAATCGTATGGGCGTAACATCATTAAAGTTAAAACCTGCTTGTATATAGTATTTCCAAGTGGTTCCAAGTCCTAAATATTTAGTTCCGCCTAAAGAAACCCAGGGATGCAAGGCTCTGCATGTGCCTAAAAAAGTGTTAGTGGTTAATTTTGACCAGCCCCCAAATTTTTCAGGAAGGCCTTTTCTAAATCTTACAAGATTAATATCAAACCAACCGCCCTCATTACTATAATCAGTTCCTTCTCTGTTTATCCCTGGTTTAAATAAAGTTTTTTGTAACGCCATTTTATATATGTTCCCAGTCTTTTCCCTCAAACATTAAAGATTCTGCTTTTCTTCTTCTTGTAAGGCCAGCTAAAACTTTGCCTTTTGCTTTATTCCATCTTTTCATTTGAGCTGGGACTTCATCGTATTTCCCTTCGTTTAAAACTCTAAGCATGCTAGATTTTTTAAGATTGTTCGGGCCTAAGTTATATGTCCAAGAAACCAAAGAATCAAATTGGCATTGATTTATCGGAACAGTCACTAACGAATTAACATAATGTTCATACTCATCATCAAGCTCACGCCATAACATAAAGTCTGCTTTTTCTTCAGACCACTTATCGCCTTCTTGCACATCTTTGGTATGGCCATATCCTATAGTCCATACTCCAGCAGCGCACTTATAGGCCTCAAGCTCACAGCCTTCAAATTTTTTTATAAGCTCAAAACCTTCGTCCGAAGTGTGCATTAGGTTCCGAAGATAATTGTAACGAAAGCAATTAATAAAGTTCCCATAAAACCAAAAGTTCCAAAAACTGCCATTCTTAAAGTTTTGTTTAAATCGTTCATTTCTTCTTTTATTTCTGCTGTTTCTTTGAATATGCTTTTCCATCTTTCTTCACATTTTGCCTCGTGAGATTTTAAGTCTGATGCAACAGATTGAACTGTAGTTTTATTCGTCATCTTTTTTATCACCCGTATTGGATGCTCCAAAGTAAAATGATATAACCGCTGATGCTAACCCACCAAGATATCCCAACACTAAATTAATCAAAGCCTCAGAGTTTTGTTCTGGCGGTTGCAGAGTAACTAAAAATATATAACCCAAAAAACCACCTACAACAGCAGTTCCCATAATTCTAGCTGTCCAATCTTTGCTAAATTTTCCTCTAGCATCTGCTTTGTCTTGAACCTCTAACTTAAACACATCTACATCAAGCTCTTTCATTTGAACTTCAAATTGTTGTTCTGCTTTTTTAAGTTCAAGCATTTGTTCTGGAGTGGCTGCCTGTATTGCATTATTGATAGACTTAGGATCTGATTGACATCCAAGAACACCAGCAATAACTGACGCTGCTTGGCCGCCCAAAGGACCACCTAATGCTGATCCAAGAGTAGGAGCTAGAGCTCCAACCATATTTTTTATTAAACCAAATTTCATAATTACCCCGCTAATGGATTTTTATCATTAATTTTTGCTTCTATTTTATCTACTTCTTTTTCTAAAGAGCCAAGTTTAGATTTAATAGTTGCAATATCAGTTTTTAACTCAGAGTTATCTGGTATAACTATACCATCTAAAGATTTTTCCAAAAACTGTACTGATGTTTCTATAGATGCAAAGCGTTCTTCAATTGCTTTTTGAGCTTTTTCAGTATCACCTATGCCGCCTATTTGAGCTTCTAGGTTATCTAATCTATTAACATATTGAGCGCCTTGATAGCCGAAGCCAGCTAGCGTTGTAACAATACCAACAAGTGCTATAAGTTGTGTTGTTTTGTTTTCAAACCAATTCATTTCAGTCTCCTATAATGTTGGCTGTAGTTTTTTTAATTCAGTCAAAGTTTTTATACTTTGTCCTGCTAGGCCGTAAAAAGCCGCAGTATTATCTGAAAGGTTGCTATTAGTATAAATGCTTTTTGACTCATACCAAAATTCTTTTTCAGGTATATATACGGTTCTGTAATTATTAAATCCTGGCAAAAAGCCCATAACCGCTATAATAGCGTTTTCTGAACCATACTCTCCAGTTTCTTCTTGTTTAGCTGCAACTTGTTCTTGAGCTGTTTGTAAGTTTTGAGCAATAATATTTTTAACGGTAGTTTCTGAGTCAGAATCAACAGATGCAATAGACGTATCCATTTGATCTTGCGTTGTTTCTGTTGTTACGTTAGCAACTGCTACTTCTGTTGTTACCGTTTCTGTTTCCGCTGTTGTTGAACTAAAAGAAGCATCTGATACAGATATACTACTCATATTAAGAACTTGATTGGTTTGAGCTGCAGATGATGCAAACTGATCTGACATGCTGGGTGAACTACTGGTACTAAAACCAGCGTTAGATGAGTTACTTACAGCATTTCCAGCAGCTACGCTATTGCCTGTAGCATGTATAGAATTGCCAGCGTTAGTACCGCTAACACTCTGATTTGCGGTTTTTATTGTAGATGCAACCACCCTAAGAGCAACCTCTCTACTAATTGAGCTTTCACCTTTTGTATTTTCTCTTTCAGCAACTTGAAACTCTTCTTCAAATACATCTTCTTCTATAGTCTCTTCTCTTTCTATTCTTTCTTCTTCTATTTCAGCTTCAGCCAATCTTTCTTCTATAGCTTCAAAAACCTCCTCAACAGCCTCTTCCTCAAAAATTTCTTCTATAAACTCTTCCTCTGGGTCTTCTAATATTGCAACCTCTTCCTCTCTTCTAGTCTCTTCTTCAAACCATTCTTCTAATTCTTCAATAGTTTCTAACTCAATAAAGGTTTCAGGTTCTCTAAAGTCTTCTACTAAAAATGTTTCTTGGAAAATAAACTCTTCAATAATTAAATCTTCTACAGGAATAAATATTTCTTCACGTGGCATTTCAAAGTCTGGTATCAAGGGAAATGGATCTACGAACTCATCTTGACGAAACATTTCTTCAAAGATTATTTCTTCTTCAAACATAAACTCTTGTTCTTCAAAGTGCTGCTCATCAAACTCAAATACAAACTCTTCAAATATAGGTTCTTCTTCGTAGCCAAACTGCTCTTCTTCTTCGTAACCGTAATCAAATTGATCTTCTTGAAAGTAACCTATATCTTCTTGTTGCGTATAACCAGGGCAGAACGGCCCATACTGAGGATCTAAATCGCATTGCTGATCATCGTATGCGTCCCAATAATAGGGGCAAGACTCATCATAAAGAGAGCTTATATTACATTGTTGGGTTAATAAAGCATCTGAATATCCGCTACAACTAGAATCATTTAAAGGATTACTGCAATCAATACCGCTACCACTACCTGCACCATATAAAGATCCACCATTTTCTAGATTTTGGTTTTTGTCTGAGTTATTCCAATCATAATTGTAACAACTAGAAGTGTTGGTTGTACCTGTATTGCATTCGTCATGATAGTAATAAGTGTAAGAATCTTCTTTTTTGGATCCTACTTCTCCTATTAACACATCATGATTAATAATATCTAAATGGCCATAACGAAGATCAAACGAATTATTGTTCCAAAGTATTATTTCAAAACTATTGTCTGAATTGCTTCTGTTATACTCTCTAAGGTCATACCAACCAAAGATCATTTTGCTTGAGTCTCCCCAAGACTTCATACGAGAATTACTGTCTCTAATTAAGTCGGTCCAGAAAGCATATATGGTGTATGTGTGTTGCCCGTTAATAGGATCAGGAGTATAGTCGTTACAATAGCTACCACTAGAGCCAAAATGGAGACATCCATTAGTAGCCATCCTCGCTTGGCTAAATGTAGAGCCATAAAAAGTAAAATCAAAAGTAAGATCAATTGCGGGTGAAATGCCATCATCAGATACCTCGTATGCTAACTCGCCTTCAAAATTGTTAGCGTTAGTTTGTAAATGGTAAAGATCTTGGTTAGCTTCGTATGTGTACTGAGCTGATAGATTACTTGCAAGTAATAAACAACATATTATTTTAAACGAGCGATACATTCTTTCTTGAGTTGAGAATTTGAATGCCAGGTTCTTTTACAATTTTGAACTTTTTCTTTGTACCAAACTTTGTAGTCAGGTCTTTCTCTTTTGTTTTCTTTCCAAGCAACAGTTGCTTGCTCGCCAATTTTACCTTTGTACGGACAAGGCGTTCCAGCCATTTCCATAGCATTAAAAACTCTAGGATCTTGACAAAGAATAGATACTGAAGCCACTTTCATCCCAGTATCATAAAGGTACTTTGAAAGTTTTAACCGTTCGCAATTTTCATCCCTTACGGTCTTGCCTCCAGAAAAACCAAAAACCTGGCCTTGGAACGCACCAGAGCGGCCTACAGTACAAAGATCTTGCGAGTAAGACATAATGCTTGGGGCTATTGCAGAAGCTGGTGGAGCTTCGCTCTTGACGTTTTGATTGATGGTCTGGGTTGAATTAGACTCATTTATGTTTCGGTTTGTATTATCAGACTTAGAATTGTTTTCGTTTACGTTTCTGTTGTCAGTCGTAACATTAGAATCTGAGGTTGACTGGTTAATGTTAGTGTTTTGATTCGTATTATTACTTGTTGAGGTCGAATTATTTGTGTTGTTGACATTTTGATTAACAGTTGAATTAACCGTTGAGTTAGATGTTGAAGTTGAAGTATTTACGTTGTTATTCGTATTGGTGTTATTTGAAGTCGAAGTGTTTATATTTGTGTTTGAGTTTGTAGAAACATTTGTATTTGAATTGGTGTTAGTCGAATTATTCGTGTTGGTCGATACGTTGGTATTGGAATTAGTATTGGTGTTCGTGTTGTTATTCGTATTAGTGTTTGTATTGGTGTTTGTATTGGTGTTTGTGGTTGTAGTCGTATTGACCGTATCTAAACTATTGTTTTCGCAATACTGAGATCCGTTGACGCAAGCTGTACCAGACTGTTGAGAAGATTGAGCGCTAACATTTACAGACAAACCAATAACTAAGGTTACTAAAAAACCAATAGCTGACCAGGCTATTATTCTGTCATGTTGTTGTTGCTCCTTGTCCATCTGGCTTATAAACTCCTAGTTCAATTAATTTAGCTCTATTATTCAAATGCTCTAATTTAATTTCTTTTTTGCTTTGGCCTTTGTATTTAACCGCCATATGATTTTCAATCATTTGCTGATTGATATCTATTTTATCTACTATAACTGATGCCAAAACCCTGCCGAATTTTCCTTTAGAGTCTTTTAATTGCGTCTGTAAGATGACGTGCTTGCCATTTGATATGGCATCTTGTAAAAACTTAGCAGCTAGCTTACCTCTAGCCTTTTCGTCTTTGTCGCGAGTTCGAGACTCGGGGGTGTCAATACCGTATAAACGTACACGACACTTGTAAATAATATCAAAGCCAAGATCCAAGTCAACGTCAATAGTATCACCATCAACAACTCGAGTGACTTTACAGCCATACTCATACATTATTTTTTCTTACGAGGTCGGCCTCTTTTTTTGGGAACTTTTGTATAAGCTTCGTTTATATTGGGAGTGCTAGGATTGTCAGCAACATACCTGCCTTTTTTATTTCTGGCTCTAACTGTTTCCATTTCCTCTTTAAGAGGATTTGGCAATTCAGCAGAACTAAGGGGAGTAAAAAAACTTACTACTTTTTTCCACCAAGACATATTACTTCTTAAATCTTGATACTGCTTTTTTCCAAAGCTCAGGTTTAAATCTTTTGACAGAAAGCAATACTACTATTGCTACAATTCCTAAAGGTATTAATACATCCATTATTTAGATTCCTCGGGTTGATCTTGAAGTTCGTTAGTTTGCTCGTCAATATTTTCAACAACTGTATCAATTACGCCTTCGTAAGTTTCAGCTACTGTATTAACAACGCCACTGACATCTTGTAAAGCTGATCCTGAAATAGATCCAGCAGTTTTAACTGTTGTATCTATTGTCGTCATAGCAATTTCTTTGCCACCTTCAATAACAGAACCTACTGTTGCACATGAAGTTGCGAGAATGCCTGCTAGTATTAAATATAAATTTTTCATTTTTGCTCCTCTTAAATAATGACTAGTAATTATAACGCTAAAATAAATTAACTGCCAGTTGTCTCTTTTTCTTCTAAAACTTCGTCAGAAACTTCTTGAGAGGCCTCTATAAAAGCCTGGCTAAAAACTTGTTGAGATGCTTTAACTTGATCTAATTGAAACATAAGATTTTTCTCTTTGTTTGCAAGATCAGTTAATTGCAACTGTAGGTATTGTTGTTGGTCTGTTAATTCAACTTCTTTTGTCTTTACTTCTTTATTTTCTGACATTATTTATTCCTTTTAACTATTATCAGTTATGTACTTTTTACCAGTAGCAATAGCTGCAACGTGAGTAGTCTTTTTACTATCTGCTGCTCCTTTTACATCAGGTGTATCATCATCACTATCAACAGGTGCATATTCTAAAATAAGTTCTAAGTGGTCTACGTTCCTTTGGACCATTTCATTTATTTCAGATTGTGTCATTCCTTCTACGCTCCAACTTCCAGCTTTTACACCGTCAATTAAGTTTACGCTATCAGTTCCTGCTGTTAATACTTCTGTTACTGTTGCCATTTTTTTCTCCTATTGTTGTTAACTTTCTAATGCTGCAACTCTAGTAGTTAGAGCATCTATTTTATCATCAGCTTCTTGTAAAGCTTTAACTAGAATTGGTACAAACTTTTCATACTGTAATTGATACATTTTACCATCACCTGTAAGGTTACTAACAAGATTTGTTTTGTCTGAAATCTTATGATTAAGTGCCTCTTCTAAAGCAATAACATCTTGTGCTTTAAATCCAACATCCATCCAATCTTCTTTGTGTGTGCCATCGTGAGTAATACTATTTAAGTCAGTGTCAGGGTTTGCATCCCAATTAACATAATTAGTACGTTTATCCCAATAGTAAGTATATGGTGCTAATTGATTTACAAAGTTCAATCCTGTGTTTAAAGGTTGAAAGTCTGTTTTATCTCTTTCATCAGAAGCTACTGTTAAAGAAACTTGTACGTTAATTTTACTTACATTTGAGTTACCTAAAACACCTTCATTGTTTCCAGAAGTAACTGAACCACCTGGACTTCCTGACCGACCTGTTTCTTTACCAAAGAAAAAGTTATTTGTACCACTTGTTACATCTTCACCAGCTTTGTAGCCTACTGCTGTATTACTGCCTCCAGTAGCAGCAGTTAAAGCATGTGCGCCTACAGCAACAGCTTCAGAACCTGAATCAAGGGCATCCATAGCATTTCTTCCAACAGCTGTATTTGAATGACCTGTGGTGTTTTGTTGTAAAGCATTTGAACCGATTGCAGTGTTGTTAGATGCTGTGGTATTTTCTAATAAAGCGTTTTCACCCATAGCAACATTATCTGCACCTGTTGTATTGTCTCTCATGGCGTTTTTGCCAAAAGCATTGTTTTGAGCACCTGTGGTGTTTGATGACAAAGAATCTCTGCCAACCGCAGTATTATTAGCTGCTGTAGTATTAGCTTGTAATACTCCTTGACCAACTGCTACATTATCTGCTCCTGTGGTGTTTGCTATAAGAGCAGAAGAGCCTACTGCGGTATTGTTATTTGCGGTTGTATTGTTCTGCAAAGCATTAGTTCCAACAGAAGTATTACTAGAACCTGTTGTTGTTGATTCCAGAGTACCTTTACCTAATGCAGTATTATAATTTCCTGTTGTATTGGCTGCCGTAGAACTCATGCCTACTGCTGTATTTTCAGTTCCTGTGGTGTTTGCTCCTAAAGCATCAGTTCCTACTGCTGTATTGTTAGAAGCAGTAGTATTAGCGTCTAATGCACCTTGACCTATAGCAACATTAGTTCCACCTGTTGTGTTTGTTGCTAAAGCATTTTGCCCCATCGCTACATTACCTGTACCAGTGGTGTTTAATGTCATTGCATCTAATCCAATAGCGGTATTGTTTGAAGCTGTTGTGTTTGCTGCTAAAGCATCTTTACCCATAGCTACATTATTAGCACCTGTGGTGTTTAGATTTAAAGCTAGGTAACCCATTGCGGTGTTATTAGCACCTGTTGTAGTTTGTGCACCTGCCGAAACACCTACCGCAGTGTTTCCATCTGCTGTTGTAACATTTTCTATTGCTGCTCTTCCTATTCCAATATTAAAATCACCTGTGGTGATAGCAGTTCCTGCCTTATAACCAAGAGCGGTGTTTCTAGTGCCTGTGGTATTTGATCTTAAAGCTAAAAAACCAACTGCTGTGTTTTGATCTGCTGTAGTATTGTCGCCTAAAGCAAGATAACCAACTGCTACGTTCTCAATACCAGTTGTGTTATCAAACATAGCACCATGACCAACTGCTGTGTTATCAGAAGCTGTAGTGTTGTTTGCTAATGCACTTGTTCCTAATGCTACGTTTTCATCACCTGTGGTGTTATCAGTTAAAGCATCATAACCAATCCCTACGTTGTTTCCTCCTGTAGTGTTAGCGTCTAAGGAATTAGCTCCTACTGCTGTGTTTGTAGCACCTGTGGTGTTTGCTAAAAGAGAAGAACCTCCTATTGCTGTATTGTTGTTTGCTGTGGTATTAGCTTTAAGAGCTTGATAACCTACTGCTACGTTGCTTGCTCCTGTGGTGTTTAATTCTAGTGCGTTTTGACCAACTCCTGTATTAAATGAAGCAGTTGTAGTAGAATACAAAGAACCTGTACCAATTGCTGTATTGTCATTACCTGTAGTTTTGGTAAACAAAGCACTACTACCTAAAGCTGTGTTTCTAATACCAGTTGTATTGTTTGCTAGTGCTAACTCACCAACAGCAGTATTATCACCTCCTGTTGTGGTATCGCCTAAAGCATCATATCCAACTGCAACGTTTGATTGTGCTGTTGTAATAGCATCACCAGCTTGACTACCAATAAGGGTGTTGTTAAGACCTGTGGAAAGTAAAGCACCTGCTCTGTTTCCTACAGCAGTGTTATGAGAATCAGTATCACCTGTAAAGTTTTGAGTTTTTAAAGCTTCAAAACCAATAGCAACACTTTTATTACCTGTTGTTTCAGTTGTGAGGGCTTGATAACCAATAGATACATTATTATCTCCTGTTGTATTAGCGTCTAGGGTTTGTGAACCCATTGCTACGTTGTAATCACCTGTTGTGTTAGAGACAAGAGCTGATGACCCTACTGCGGTGTTGTTAGACCCTGTAGTATTTGCACCTAAAGCACTATTTCCTACACCTGTATTTTCTGATGCTGTGGTGTTAGCATCTAGTGCCAATCTTCCTACTGCGGTGTTTCCTGAGCCTGTGGTGTTTAGTTCTAATGCTTGGTCACCAATAGCAGTATTATTAGAAGCAGTAGTATTGGATTTTAATGCTTGATAGCCCATAGCAACATTGGCAGCACCTGTAGTATTAGCTGTTAGTGCAAAACCACCTGTAGCAACATTGTTACTGCCTGTTGTATTGACTTTTAAAGTGTCCGTACCAAGAGCAGTGTTGTATGAAGCTGTCGTATTAGCCCCTAAAGCATTATCTCCAACTGCCACGTTTTGACCGCCAGTTGTATTTGCATCTAAAGCACGATAACCAAATGCGCTGTTATTAGCTCCTGTAGTGTTTGATGTCAGAGTTTCATAACCAACTGCGGTATTATAAGAAGCAGTTGTATTTTCTTCTAAAGCATGGTAGCCGATTGCTATATTACCAACACCTGTAGTGTTTTCTTCCATAGCTTCTGCACCAACTGCTATATTGTAACTTCCAGTTGTATTTTCTTCTAATGCCAAATAACCTAAAGCAGCATTACTAGTACCTGATGTATTGTCTCTTAAAGCACCATAGCCGATAGCTGTATTTGCAGATTGTGTAGTACTAGAACCAAGGGCATCTCTACCTACTGCAACATTTACAGTACCTGTAGTGTTTGCATCTAAGGCTCCATCTCCTATAGCAACATTACTACCACCTGTAGTAGTGCTTAACATAGCATTTTTTCCTACTGCTACGTTTTTATCAGCTGTGGTGTTTGCGGTTAAAGATCCTTGACCAACAGCAGTATTATCATCGCCTGTAGTGTTTGTTCCTAAAGCTGCACTTCCAATTGCAGTGTTGTTAGCTCCTGTTGAATTAGAATCAAGAGAAAAAGCTCCTACTGCTGTGTTAAATGAACCAGTAGTATTATCGTTTAGAGCATTATTACCTATTGCTATATTGTTATCACCACTAGTTAAAGCTGCAAAAACATCAACACCTAAACCTGTATTATAGTTAGCTGCATCAATCGTGCCTGTAGTTGAATCTCCAAGCATTATGGAGTCTGTGCCAAAAGCTTTACTAGATATGCCATTAACAGTTGCACCTCCAGAAGTAGTACCTATATTTAAACTAGCAAAAGCATCAAAAAATGCTGCTCCACTTCCTGCTCCGTCTGAGTAAACAACTTTGACATCGCCTGCTGGAATGGTGATATTTGCACCTGAGCCTTGAGAAAGAATAATATTTTGAGAGCCACTAGTAGCATTCTCAACAATCCATACTTTAGAAACTGTATTAGGGCCAATCGTAATAGTACAAGCTGAATCTAAAGTACCCGTATATTTTAAGTACATAGATCTGCCAGGATCTGTTGCTCCGTCTGCTATAGTGGTTGTATGCGTATCAGCGTTAGTAGTGATGGCCTCAGTGCCGTAACTAAACGCTTCTGCAATTAATTCTAAGTTGGTGTTGGTGCTTGAACCCCAAGTGCCTGACTCATCACCAGTTGCTATTTCTTTAAGTCTTAAATCATTTACATAAGTTGCCATATTTTGCCTCTGCTTGTTATTCTACGCTACTTCCTCCCAAGATGGTATTTGAGTTTCATCTATTTTTGAAAAAGAAGATGATTGCGTATCAGTTATAGTAGTATAGTTTGGAGTTTGGTTTTCATCAATACGCGACCATATTAAAAATTTACCAACTTCTCCTGTTGCGCTAACTCCATTTGGTAATACATTTGCTTTTGCATTAAAAGTAACGGCTCCAACATTTCCTGTTACGCTGTACCCTGCTACAGAAATATTGGTATTAAGTATTAAAGAAATAGATCCTAGCGCAGAAGTTCCAGCAACTCCAGTTGCAATAATAATATTTGCATCACCTTCAACACTAACAGAAACATTTCCAAGAGTGCCAACAAGGCCATTCAATAATACAACAGCTTGAGATTCTGTAGTAACTGTTCCTAAAGCAGATGTTGCTACCTGACTAGCTAAAGTAACATTAGCTTCAGCATCAACGGTTAATGCGCCTAAAACAGAAGTGCTTTCTAGTCCTGATGGGGTAGCATTTGCGTCAGCGTTGATTGTGACTGAAACTGCGCCTAGTGTGGCTGTAATTCCAGCTACTGCTGCAACAGCTTTTCCGTTTACTCCAGGCGCTGTTAAGGCTGATGTTGCTGATAGACCAGTAAGATTGACAGGTACAGATCCTTCACCCCACCCGAGTTCACCCCAAGTGCCTCGACCCCAACCATTAAGAGAAGCCATTTAAGGCTAGGCGATTCTTATAATCGCTGTACTAGCTGCTGCTGCTGGAAATACAATGGTAAAGTCTCCAGCGGTAGATGTTTTGTCGCCACCAAAATCAATTGTTGCTACTGATTTATTTGCATCGCTTGAGTTGTAAATCATACAACCTCTAGCTGTAATGGTAGCAGTACCAAAAGTTAAATCAGCAAAGTCTGTAAAAGCTGTTGTTCCAGATGATGTTGGATTTACGTTTGTTAAATTAGCTCCACCTGAAGTGTAATTAGTGCCAGATGCTTGACCTGTAGTGGTGAAAGAGGTTGTAGTAGCCCCCAAAGTAGCTGATGAAGTATACAAAGCCAGTTTAAAAGTATCAGCCCCATTATCAAAATCGTGATTGCCTTTTAAAAGCTCTACTTTAAAACTTGTTGTAAGTGTTGATGTAATTGCCATAATTATAGTTTCCTAATTAAATCAGAAGCTTGCGTTAAACCTTTTTTATCTAATTTATTATTAATTGTAATCCTATCAGATTTTATAGCATTTTGCATATATTGTTCAATAACTTTTGTAATGTTGTCTTTGTAATTTTTAACTTGCTCTTGTATTTGTTCAGGAGCATCTTCGCTTGTTTGAATAATTCTATCAATACAAAGTTTTGCCCAAAACTCAGGTGGATGGCCGCCTTCTTCTGTTGTATGAACTTCTATTACTCCTAGCTCTGGGCCAGCTTTATAACTCATTACCATTTTTTAGGTTCTCCTACTTTATTTTTTTTAAGGTGGCTGTCATTCCTGTCAATTAAAACAGGTTCTTGATCTTGTTTGTATTGAACAATTTGACTTCTTTTTTTAGCAATCAATACTCCATTTTCGTCAGTAATAACAACTAATGGATCATCAAGTCGATGATATCCATAAAGTTTTTCATCAGATGGAACAGCTGTATCAAGAAGATAACTTGTAGAAGCAACCTCAACTTGAATGCCATTAAACATAGCTTTGCTTAACCAAAACTCTACACAGGCTCTGCCTGATTCAGCAAAATGCAAATTGCCTTTGTAACTAAAATCAATCCCAAACATTTTAATTTTCTTAACTTTATTCCAAAAAGCAAAAGCTACTGCATAAGCAACAGTATTATTTAGATAATGAGATCCACATCCAGCTAAAACTTCATCAATTGGATACTCTACTAGGCCAGGACAACGATCATCTAATTCGCATGTATAAACTGGACCTTGGTGTTCAGTTAAAAGTTTTGACATGCTATCAGTTTGACCACCAGCATCATCGCTATCTAAAAATCTAGACGCTGGATCCATCATAAAAACTCTATCGTGAAATATAACAGATGCTACTGAATTAATAGCCCACACTTCATCAAAGTGTGATCCATGTGATTTTGCTAAGTTATAGTCAAACCAGCTTTTGCCCATTCCGACAATAGCTACGGTTTTACCTTCAAGTTTCTTGATTGGTTTCATATCTTCTCCTTTTTTAAAACTAAGTAATTTGAGTTCTTAACGAATCATACCTATATTCGTCTCTTCTTCCTCTGGCTTCAGCTAAATTTTTTAATCTTGCGACTTCTTTATTAAATCTGTCTTCATACAAAGCCATCATATCAGCATCACCTTTCATAAAAGTGTAAGCTTCAACTAGGCATCCATATAGTAAAGCATTTCTTGCGTTTTGAGAAATCCAAGTACCAGATGTTTGAGTGGTTAAACTGTTTGGTTCATATAAATAATGAAGCTCAACATTATAATCTTGATCTGGAACAGGAGAGACTATAAGGGTAGATCCATTATTAGAGCCTGTAGAAAGCTCTTTGTCAAAATCTGCATAATATAACGGCCTGCCTCTTTCTGATGTAGCAGTAGGATCTGTAGCATATTCTCGCATAAAGCTTGTATGTTTTTTATCTAAATAATGATAGTCACCATTTCCATCTATTACAGCTAAAGAAAAAGAAACTTGAAAGTCGCTAGGAGCTGTAAGATATGTGTTTCCAGTGGTTAAATTACCAGTTACATTTTTTCTAAAATAATCTAACTGTATTAAATGAAATAATCTTTCTTCAGCACTTAAAATAAAATCATCTAAAGTATTTACAAAAGTTGTTTCTTCATTTTCAACAAAATTTTGTATAAGTGTTTTTAGTTCTGTTAAAGTCATGATGTTGTAATTGTAACCTCTCCAACACCACCTGTCATTTCATCAACTGTAAAGTTTGTTCCTATAATATCTGAGTTCATATAGTGAGGTTTATAAATATCTGTATAAACCACTACAACATAGCCTTCACCCACTTCTTTATCAGTATCAGGTCTTGGTTGGTAAATTGCTTGAGGATCAGCTGGAGCTGTATGAGGTTCTAGTTGAGGATGTTTAGGTTCGTAGCATTCGCTACAAACTTTAAAACCAGTCCATTCTTTTTTTAAATCTAGCAAAGGGTATTCAAACGCACATCTATCGCATAAACCTACTGCAAATTTACCTGAAGCGTAAGACATATTACCTCAAACTGTTAAAAGGTCTAATTCTAAATGAAGCTTTATCTTCATCAGTAGACATAGCCCTATTAAATTCTTCTTCGTATACTTGTTTTAATAATTGAACTTTTTCTGGAGCTCTTTTAATTGCAATATAATATGCAAGACCTGCTGCAAAACAAGGATAAAATCTGAATGGCATATCCATAGTATTTGTTGCAGCGTCGGCATCATCCATTCTAATCATTTTATTAAAAACCAAAATATCTGTTGAGTTTTCTGGCGTAGGCCAAACTTTTAAAACAGGTGCATTCAGCTTATCTAAAAACCATTGAGAAGGCATGCTTTGAGTTGTTTTATTGGGAATATTTAAATAAGAACTTCTGCTTAATCTATCTATAGAAATGTCAGTTTGCTCTCCATTTGTTGTACGTCTTAAAACAACATCTAGAATATCAATTACGTTAGAGTTTAAAGTATATTCAGCCGTTCCTTGAGTAACAGTTTGAGTATCTTGTTCTATTGTCCATTGATTTAGACCTCTGTTAGCCCATTCAGCAAGCATAAGATTAATAGATCTTCTAGCAGTTTTTAGATCATAACCAGTTCTAAGCTCTAGGCCACATCTTTCAAATGCTTCCTCTACGAACTCAGCTACGTTTGGTTCAAAATCTGTACTGCCTGAAAGTGCCATAACTAATCCTCTGGAGCGTATAGATTGTTAAATGTTACATTTGGATCCATATAGCTCTCATGTTGTTCTGCTGAATGCGTCCACTGAGAGGGCATAAAATCTGGTGCTCCCTCGCCTACACGCCATAAAGCAGGATTTGTTGCTCTTACTCTATTATTAGGTAGAGCTACAAAATTGCCAGTATATTCACCAGCATCTGTTAAATATAGCACATGTGACTGCTTATGTTGAGCTGGGTCATCCGCTATAGAATTATCTGTATAGTCTACAGTAAATAAATACTTTCCTGTATAAAATTCTCCTCCTATTTTGCATATCCAAGGAGACGAACTTACCCTGTCCATAACTACAACAGAGTGCTCATGACTTAAACAATCCCAAGGCTGAGCTAAATGATCTTCCATTGGGCTTGGCCACTCTTGCAGAGGAATATCTGCAACTAAAGCTTGTATGGGCATTCTTGCCCACATAGCACCACCATGAACATTTGGCGCATCTTCCATACTATCTATTTCGCATCCAGTAAATACAACTTGAAATGATAAAGATCTATCTGGAATTGTATTAACAGCTATAACAAGAGCATGTAAATACTCTCCATGATAGTTGCTATGATTGGCGGTAAATTCTTTTCTTACCCAGCATTTAAACTGAGGTATGTTAGAAATTAAATATGACATTTAAGGTGCAAATTAAACTTTGCCGCCCTTTGACATATATTTAGTTCCTTTGGCTGCCCCGCCTTTCGCCATATATTTAGTGCCTTTTGCTGCTCCTCCTTTGGACATATACTTGGTTCCCTTTGCAGCGCCGCCTTTAGCCATATACTTAGTTCCCTTAACTGGGCCACCTGTAGCATATCCTTTAGTTTTTTTAAACATAATTACTCCTAATATTCTTTAGTTTTCTTTCTTCGGTTGCTCATTACTTTACCACAACCTCTTGCTATATAAATATTTATAGGACCGCCTTTTGCTTTTTTTGTCCTACCGTCTTTCCAGCTAATTCTTTTGGAGCTGGTCTTTTTTTTGGCTGCTGATGTACATTGAGCTTTTGTTGGTCTACAGGCAGGATAACTTCTGCGTTTTTCACCTTTTTTTCTACCGCAAGGCTTACCAGTCTTACAGTCCACCCATCCTGTACCATCATTTTTAGAAAACCAATCTCTAAGTGTTTCTTTTTTAGCCATTAGCTTAATTTGGTTTTTGTTCTTTTGCCTGAAAGCATATTGTTTAAACCTCTTGCTTTAACAAATGTTACTTCGCCACCAGCTGATTTTTTTGTTCTTTTCTTGCTATTGCCGTAATTAGCTGCGCCAACTTTTCTGCATTGGACTAATCTTCCACTAGCATATGCGCTAGGCCAAACTTTAGCACTACGCTTTACTTTATGATAACAAGCGTCTTTTTTTCCACTAGCCATTTAACATTTCCACCTTCGTCTTGCTTGACGTATTCTTGAGTTAGGATCATTTCTTGTTTTAGCTGAACTACGTTTAAGTTGTCCAAGAGATCTAGCGCAATATGATTTACGTCTTTTTGCAGCTTTGCTGCCTTTTTTAACTTTGCCTGTTACAGCTGTTTTTAATTTAGATCCAGGGTTAGCTTTACGATAGGCCGCCACACCTTTTTTGGTCATACCAGCACCAGACTTGGTGGGACGGTAATTAGCGCCTTTACCTTTAGTTGTTTTGCGTATAGGTTTTGCTTTTTTTCGTTCTGCCATAACACTTAATATAGTAGCACTATAGAAGTGCTACTACAAAATTAAAAACTAAGAATGAAAAACAGTTACTCTGTCTATATTGCTTAATACAACATGAATACCATCTGAAAACAAAACTCCAGAATCTGGAATATTCATAGTTTCAGTATCATTTGCATTACAAGGAGCAATAAGAAGAGTAGTGCCAGTAACAGAACCATCTCTAAAAGTTACAGTACCGTCAGAAGACCCTCCTGCGATAACATAACCTCTTAGTCTAGATCTGCCTGCTTGCAAAACAGCTCCGCCAGTAGCGGAGCTGGTGCTAGTAGCTGTTTTTACATCTGAGCCTACAATTCTACCTGCCATAGTTAGCTCCTAAATTACGCGTCAGCGTATGGTGTAACTATAGTTCCTGAACCAATTAACAAAGAACTATGAACAAGATATGTTGCAGTATCAATAGCTGTAAAGCTAACAATACTTCCAACGATTCCACCTTTGGTTGAACCATTCATAGTAATAACATCATTTGTTGCTGCTGGAACAAAAGCTTTTTTAGCACCATCATCTACAGCAACAAGGATTGCACCTTTGAATTTGTCAGTTCCATCAGTTTTGATATCAAGATCAGTAGCTGCTGTTTCAATATAGAAATTAAAAGTAGCACCAATATTGTTTGTCTGATTAGGATCTGTAGGATCGCTTGGTGTAGTTGTAACAATTGAAGGTAAAGTAAACTTACCGTCTGCATCATTACACAACAAGATTTTTCCTGCATGTGCATCTACTGTTAAAGTAGTATCTGCGGTTAAAGAAACAGAGTTATTAACCCCTGCTGAAATAAATCCTGCCAAAGATTTGACTGGACCTGAAAAAGTTGATTTAGCCATTATTTTCTCCTAACTAAATATGTTGCGCCATCTTGGAGTAAGTCTGCCGAATCAGTTGGTGCAACGGGTTACTTCGGTTTAGATAACTATACTACTTTAGAGGTCTTGAGGGAAGTTTTCTTTAGATTTTAAAATTTCTTCTCTACATTTAAATAAGGCTTGATAAGACTCTTTGATTGCTGGATCTCTGCCAAATTCATCTATCATATCTTTGCCAATCATTTCAACTAGAGCTATAACAGTTGTCATTCTGCCGTCTATATCTTTTATTTTTTGAATATCTTTTGCTGTCATTGTAGATTCTTTTTTCTGTCTAATATTATAACCATCCAGCCAGTTTTTTACATTAATTAGTTTTTTGCTGAAGTCTGGATAGGTTTCCCAGTCTCTTATCTCTTCTATATCTCGGCCGCAACCTTGACATCTTTCGTCAAAGGGAGCCATTGACGTTGAACAACGCCCATTGCAGGGTGAGTTAGCTAAGCTAATACTCATATGTAAACCAGTATTCATAAATATACCTCGGTTTACTCAAATTCTACATCAAGAATCTAATTATAGGTAGCTTTTTGTAAATTTTTGTATAAAAAAAGGGGAGCAAATGCTCCCCTTTTATCAATTGCTAAGAATTAAGCACCTTGAGAAGCGAAAACAGCTCTCCAATTGGAGAAACCGAAAGAGTATCTTTCTCTAGCTTTGTAACGCATGTTACCAGTATCGAAATCACCCTCTAGGGCTGTTGACATAGGACTTCTTTGGAAGTGTTTAAAGCCGTCTGGACAATCTGTTTTTAAGAACCAAG